CGGCTCTGGCCCTCGACCTGGCCATCATCGCCGCGATCGTCATCGTGATCTTCTGGACTCTCACCCACCCCTAGGTCCAATGACAAAGGACAAAGGACCATGAGCACTGCGAAGCTTCTTGCGTACATCGGCTGTGCGGCGTCGGTTGTGCTGGGCCTGGTGCACATCTTCTCGGGCGACGTCGCCGGGGGCATGGGGATCGTTTCCGCCGCGATCACGGCGCTCTTCGCCGCACACAGCGGGCCGGAGCTGGCGAAGTGAAGCGCAGCAGCCACGACGGTTTCTGGCTGGCGGCGACAATCTTCGAAGGCGTGGGCATCTTCGGAGGCATCGTCACGTCGCTCCTGGCTAGCGAGACGCTCCACTACTGGCTCAGCCTGACCGTATCCGTCTCGGGAATCCTGGCGGCGCTCTGGACCAACCGAGCCAAGGTCGCGCGCCTGGACAAGGAGCTGCACGAGCTCCGCCAGTCGTTCGCCTGGCTCAAGGGCGCAGCCGATGCGAAGGACCGTGAGATCGCAAGACTCGAAGGAAAGCTGCGGAAGTAGCGAGCGATGCCTCGACGCGGAAGATTGTTGCGCCGCCGTGACTCCAGCGACAAGGCGGGCGTCTCCTACGTCCCAGCCGGGTACGGCGGCGGGCCGGTCTACTACGACGCCTACCGCTCGCGCCGGGCACCGTCGCTCCCCGAGCTGGTTGAGGCGTACAAGGCAATCTGCTACTCGTGCGCGAACTTCAACGCCAATGGCGTGGCCCGCGTCCCCCTTCGATTGTATGCCGCATCCGAGGCTGGGATGGCGCGCCCCAAAGGCCGGGACTGGGGCGGGTGCCATTCACTCCGCAAAACGAGCGCAGGCCGGCGCCGGGAAAAGTGGCTGTGGTCCTCTCGCTTCTCGCCCCACCTCGTGCGTAAGGCCGAAGAGATCGACGAGGTGGTCGAGCACCCCTTGCTTGAAGCGATGCACGAGGTCAACCCGGACTTCGACCACAACGCTCTGATTCGCTACACGGCGCTCTGTCTCGATGTCGTGGGCGCGGCGTATTGGTGGCCCGAAGCCCAAGGTCAGCGCGTATCGAGTATCTGGCCCTTGCAAGGCCAGTATGTGAAGCCAGTATTTCTGGCCGGCGAGTCAGCGGTTCACGAATACGTCTACTTCGCGCATCACTACCAGCCCGCCGAGCTCGTGCGCATCCGGCACGTCTCGCTCCGCGATCCACACGGCTTCGGCTACGGTCCGACGCAAGCAGCATTCGCCTACGTGGGGCTCTCCGACCAGTTCGTCTCGGTTCAAGAGAACCTGATGGGCCAGGGCTTCCGGCCGTCGGCGGTGCTCCGTCCCAAGGAGGCGAACATGCCGATGGGCAAGGATGAGCGCCGGCGGCTGCAAACCGAAATGGACGCGCAATGGACGGGACCTCGGGCTGGTCGCGTCTTCATTGCCGACGCGGCGCTTGAAGTCGATACGCTGAGCTGGCCTCCCTCCGACCTGGCGGCGCTCGAAATCTCCGACAACGCACTCCAGCGCATCGCCAACTGCTTCGGCGTACCGATCAGCTTGCTCAAGACGGAAGACGTGAACCTTGCCAATGCCGAAGCGGGACACCGCCAGCATGCCGAGCTGGCGATCGAACCCCGGTGCGTGCTCATCGCCAGCGCCATCACGACTTGGCTGCACGGGGTCGAGAATGTTGAGCGCCTGGGGTGGGATCGGCTGTTCTTCGCGTTCGACAACCCAGTCGCGGAGGATGCCGAGCGCGAAGCGAAGATCTTCGACATGAAGCTCAAGAACGGCAGCCTGACGATCAACGAGGTGCGGCTCGAGGATGGCTACGACTCCGTGCCCTACGGCGATGTGCCGTGGCTCCCGCAGACGCTCGTGCAACCCGGCGCAGAGAAGGCCGCGCCGGCGCCCGACCCGGGAGAAGTCGCGCTCGAGCAAGAAGCCCGCAAGACGCTCAAGCTGCTCCGCAGGTGCCTTATGTAGCAGGCACGCTCCGTCGTGCCGTCCGCTGGCGATCGCAGATCGCCAACCTGAACACCGTCCGCTCGCGCGGACTGGCTACGGCACGACGGAGCGTGCCTGCTACACGCAAGCGAGAAGCCATGCCCAAGAACCTCCTCGTTAAGTCCTTCGATGCCGTCGTCACCTTCGCCCCGGGCGAGCGAGCGGATGTCTCGTACATCACGACCGACGTGGTGGACAACGAAGGCGACGTCGTTGTGGCGGCCGGCGTCGATTACACGTCGGTCTTCATGAAGAACCGCGTGGTGATGGCCAAGCACGATTACCAGTCTTGGCCCGTGGGCAAGTGCGAGTGGATCAAGGCTCAGAAGGCCACCCCCCAGCGCCAGTTCAATGGCCTGATTGCCAAGACGATCTATGACACCGACCCTGATGCCGACCGCCTGTGGGGCATGGTCCAGCGCGGGCTGGTCAGCGGCAAGTCGATCGGATTCCGCCCGCCGGACGACTTCAACTGGCAGCTCGATTGGGGCCCTGCCACGCAACAAGAGCTCAAGGAACGCCCCGAGTGGGAATCGGCCCGGCAGATCATCCGGCGGTGCGTGCTGCTGGAATACAGCATCGTGCCGATTCCGATGAATCAGGAGTCGCTCGTCCTGGCGGTGTCCAAGGGACTCGAATTACCCTCCTACCTGCGAGCGTTCGTCATGCCCGAGACAACCAAGCCGGAAGATAAGGCCCTGTCCGAATCGAGCGGCACCAATGGCGGATACACAGGCTACTCCCCCGACGAAGAGAACCACGACCCCGACCCGACGAACACCGAGCCCGTCCCCTCCACCGAGATCAAGGCCGGCGATTACGTCGAGTGGGGCAAGGGCATGCACTCTGGTTGCGGCCGGGTGAAGTCAATCCACACCGATGGCAAGGTGCCGAACGTCCAGGAGGACGTCGAGGGCACCGAGGACGATCCCGCAGCCCGCGTGCGCGTCTACCACAAGCATGAAGACGGGAAGTTTCGCCCCACGCAGAAATTCATGGGCCACAAGATGAAGTCGCTGTCCAAGATCAAGGACTACGGCGACCACTTCGATCAAGACGATAATGAATACTTCGATCCTGAGAAGGAAGTCACACTGCCGCCGCACCGCACGCAGGCCCAGGTTCAAGAATCTCTGACGGCCAAACTCCTGGCGCGCTTCAGTCCCGAGCGGATCGACGCACTGGCCACGAAGGCGGCCGAGCGGGCGCAGGACCGGTACTTGGGAGCGGTCTGAACACAATCGGTCCGATCACAACCAATTCACCCAGCCGAAGCCACACGGCTACGGCCCGACCTGCCCATGAGGCATGCGGGCTTGCCCCGAGGTGGACGGGCGATGCCGTTTTGTCATTGGTCATTTGTCCTTTGTCCTTTGTTTCCTGTTCGCAGGGCACAAGGCGAATGGCCAGGGGCCAATGACCAATGACCAATGACTAAGGACCAATAAAGTGAAGATGTACAAAGTCCTCAAGGCCCTCGAAGGCCACAAGCCGGGTGATGTCATCGAGCTCGACCCGGCCAACTTCGCCACCAAGCATTTCCTTGCTCAAGGTACGATCGAGGAAGCGCTGGGCGCGGAAGACGCTTTGATGGTGAACGCCATCGAGACGGTCGCGGCCACGCTGGCCAAGTCGATCGAGACCGCCACGGCGAAGTCGCTCGAAGTCATCGGCAAGGCCGCCAGCCGCGGCCCGAAGATCGCGGCCGGCGACAGCGAACACGACCGCAAGAAGTCGCTCGGCCATCAGCTCTGCCTGATCGCCGACGCCATGTGCACGAGCACGCCCGTCGTCCAGGCCGAGAAGGCCGTCACCGTGCTCAAGGAGCTCTACGGCGCGAGCTTCTCCAACTGGCAATTCAACCAGCCCGGAAGCTGGGGCCAGAAGGCGGCCCTTGCCGAAGGCGCCGGCGTGCAGGGCGGTTATGGAGTGTTCCCGGAATACTCCGGTGAGCTGCTCCGTATCGCGATCGAAGACACGGTGTTGGCTTCCCGCGCCCGGCAGATTCCGATGGCCGCGCAGGAAATTCACATCCCCGCGCTGGACCAGACGACCGCGCCGGGCAGCGCCGGCCAGACAGCCTACACCGGCGGCATGGTCGCCTACTGGACGGCTGAAGCCGCCGCGCGGCAGGAGACCGAGCCGAAGTTCAAGCAAGTCACGCTGCGAGCCAATGAGCTCTCCGGATACACGCTGGCATCCCGCACCCTGCTCGCCGACAACGGCATCGCGCTGGAAGCCCTGCTGGGCGACCTGATCCGCGAGACGGTCGCGTGGTATCTCGATTACGCCTGCTTCCAGGGCTCCGGCGCCAACCAGCCGCTCGGCGTGCTCAACGCGGGCGCGCTGGTCACGGTCTCCTCTCGCGCCAACACGGGCAAGTTTGGTCTGCCTGACGCTGCGTCGATGCTCGGCTCGCTCCTGCCGCGCTCGCGCCGGAATGCAATCTGGGCGATGGGACCGGACACCGTCCAGCAGCTCTTGCAGCTCAGCGACACGTCCGGCCGCGTGGTCTTCCTGCCCAACTTCGTGCCGATCGGGCCAGCCAACTACGGCGGGTCGCAAGGCTCTGCCCAGGTCATGCCCGACAACAACATGATTCTGTTCGGCCTCCCGGTGTACGTCACCGAGAAGCTCCCGGCACTGGGCACCGCGGGCGATGTGCTGCTGATCGACCCATCCTACTACCTCGTCGGCAAGCGGATGGACATCGAGGTTGCCGCGAGCGAGCACTATCGCTTCACGAACAACCAGATCACCTGGCGGTTCGTTGCCCGTCTCGACGGACAACCGTGGCTCGACAAGGCGTTCACCTTGCAGGACACCAGCCGTACGCTGTCGGCCTTCGTGGCGCTGCACGCGTAAGCCTGGAAAGGATGAAGGCGGAAGGATGAAGGATGAAATGTCCTTCTTCTTCAGCCTTCATCCTTCACCCTTCATCCTTCTTTTCGAACGAAGTGAGGAATACATGGGTCTCTACACCGAACGCATGAGCGAGGCGCTCACGATCCCGGCTGCCGGGGTGCACAGCGCCAATCAGTCCACCGGCAGCTCGCCGTACGACACGGCGGCGATCCCGCTCGCCAAGCTGCGCCGGGTCATGTTCCTGATCGACGTGGGCGTGGTCGGCGGCTCCGGCACCGTGGACTTCAAAGTCCGCTGGTGCGCCACGAGCGGCGGCACCTACAACGACCTGAGCAACACCAGCATCACCCAGATCACGGCGAGCACGGCATACGCGATCGTCGAGATCACCACCGAGCAGGTCATCAATGCTCAGCCGACCGCCAAGTTCATCAAGGGCCGGCTGACGATTGGCACCGCGTCCAGCCAGGTGTCGGTGATCCCGCTCGGCGAGATGTGCCGGTACGAGCCGGCCAGCAACCTGAACGACGCGACCGTTGCGACCCCTGTCGTGCTCTGATCGCTCGGTCCTTTGTCCTTTGTCATTTGTTGCAATAACAAAAGGCAAAGGACAAGGGACAAAGGACAAACCCATGCTCTTTCTGAAGCTCGGCGACAAGATCCTCTGCACCGATCACGTGGCGACCGTCCGGCGCTTCGGCGACGGCCGCGTGCAGCTCATGTATCGCGAGCCCGACGCGAACGGCTCTCGAGACGACATCTGGAGCGGCGACGAAGCAAGCGCCATCTGGAACCACTTCGTCAGCCAGGCGGCGGATCTGTTCAAGCCGGCGAAGCCGCAAGTGCGGAAGTAATGTAGCGGGCACGCAAGCGCAATCATGGCCGACCTCATTACGTCCACCTTCGCCGCCCAGGCACTAAATGCGGGCGGTGTGACGTTAACAAGCGCCCAGACCACGTACCTGCCCGGCGCCATCACGGCCGCCTCCCGCGCAGTCGAGCGCTTCTGCGGGCGCATCTTCACGAGCCAGACCTACGATGAAGTCCGCCAGCCGATGGCCGGCCAGTGGGACCGCAACGAGCCGGACGTCGTCAACCTGCGCTACTTCCCGGTCAGCAACGTCGCCCGCGTCAGCACTGGCCGCACGACGGCGCTGACGATCAACAACACGCAGAGCACCACGAACCAGAGAGCCAGTGTCGCGATCCAGTGGACCGGCGATCCTGAGATTCAAGCGACGGCCAGCGGCATCCGTCTCTCATGGACAGCCAGCGGCGTCACCACGACACAGGATTACGCCTTCGCC